CCCCTGTCGATGTGGTGGCATGTCCAGGGGAAAACGCGGACACTCACGTGCCTGCGCGCTTTCGGTGTTTACAAGGCTTCCAAAAGGAGTGGCGCGAATTTGGCTGCCATAGGCAGCAGTATGCGCAACGCACTCCGGAAGAGGCTTCGCTGTGGCCGGCGCTTGGCTGAGGCGGGCGCTGAAGAGGCGGTGCGTGTCTTTGCCAAGACCACACTAGGGGTCATAATGACACCGCCGCCTTTCGCTGCCAATGCAGATTGCGCCTCAGGGAGCGTCGAGAACCCGTGTGAACCGCCCATTGCAGGGTGCAATCCATTGAAACCAGGAGTCCCAGAAATGGCCAGATCGTCCATCTCGCGGGCATTGATGGCCTCCGCGAGTGCGATCGGGTCATCGAATGACAGACCTGTGTCCACGAAGGAAATGGTGTCTGAATTCGGGATGGCCTCGTAGTTGATTACAATGGTGACAGCAATAACACTGTCAGGCTCGGCTCCGCTTGCTACTGCAAACATCTCGCACGACTCGTGGGCCTGAGTCACATTCATGAGACTCTTGTACTCAAAATCAACATTGTCGGCCGGGGTGTAGGTGAGGCTCACGCCTTCACCCTTTGAAATTGGCTCAACAATGGCTCCAGGAGCATTTTGAAGTGCAATAAGGGTCATGTCGTCCCATGAGTTGCCTGTGAGAAGCTCGTTGTCATTCCAGAAGTCTCGGGGCAGCGACACAGCAGTGTACATTCCTTCGTTTGCCATTGCTCCAGCGGTAGAGACAAAACTCAGTCCCGCTGAAACAAGGCGCACTTCGTTGCACATGGTGCGCACTGAGCCCATGACGGTGGAGGCTCCCCCAATGAAGACTGGCTGGGAGCCGGCAGCGCCTGAGGCTTTCGAGAACAATTGGGTGGCGGTCGCGGCGGTGTGATTGGTACAACCCATGACTGCGCCTTGGGTCGTGGTGTCACCTACCGTGACAGGGCCTTCACCCGGAATCAAGCTAATCAACCCAGTAAAGTCGCCCCACCATCCAACTTGAATGGCAGCTATTCCATTGGCGTTGACCGGGACATTGACGCGCGTGAGAATCGAGACGGTTGCAGTGGTAGAAACTGATGCGTCAGGAATGCGCACGCCAATTACTGTGGCCGGCGACGCCAAGGTGGCGTAATAATCATTATGGGTGGCAAGAAACCGTTCGGTGGCGTCAGAACGGACTCGGTGTTCACCATTGAGGGAGGGAACACGGAGGCCGGCTGGGATTGGGCGTTCCGCGACTTTGGCAGAATTGGCCCCAACACCACGTGGCCGAACAGTAGAGACTCGGGCAGGTTTTGGCCGAGGAGGATTGATCGGAGCCGACTTCGCACTGGTGGGCGATTTTATCGGGATTTGGTTCTTCGAAGCTGGCACGGGCTTTGCGCTTGCCGCTCCGGATGGTCGTTTGTTGTTGTTGGTTGCCATGTTGGCTCATAACGCTAAAGACCTGTTGCTGAAATGAGCCCACCTTATCGTTGGGGCCACCTCCCCCTCCCCGCTCCCTCCTCTCATGTGCGGGGCCTTTGGGTATTTATCCGTAATCACGTCGCGCCATAGCGACATAGCCGGGGTGTGCGAGGAACGTGAAAGGTTGGCAAGTGCGCCACTGTTGTTCCATGGCTTTGAGATCAGAAACTGTTAAGTCATAGTGGCGCGCTGCTTGCATGTAAGCTGCTGCGGCATCAAGTTCGTGGACTACAGATCCTGCTTGCACTTTGTATCGCCTATCCTCTCGGGTTCCATCAATGGTCTCCGACGCATGTCGCTCGACAAACCCCTGAAGGACCGGAACTTGTGGGAACAGGGCATATGTATTTGCCAGCCCTGCCAAGAAGTGGACCGCCGCTTCTTCCAGCGTCGGTTTGTGTTCCGTGTCACGGGGGTCATTGAGAGCCTTGCCAATCTTCAAGACACGCGAGGGCAAAGGGGCCCAAGCATATCCGACGCGAGATTTCGCCTTCCACCACATCCCTTTGAGGAAAGTGGGTCCATCCGGTTGTTCGCTGATGCGCACTTTCGCTTCGAAGCCTAAAAGCGCAAACTGGCGAGTGATTTCTTCAGCGGTGAACCCATCTAAACCGAGGGTAGTGTAGATGTTGCGAACCACATGTTTCCAAGATCCGGCAGTGTTGATGCTGTTGCCGAACGAGGTGTTTGGTCCGCCTGTGTCGCGAATGGGCCGTTTGTTGCGCATAATTCTCCAATGGCCAGCTTTGAATTTTGCTGAAGCCAACTTGGCAAGATGTCCGTTTACGGCGACGGGAACACCTAGAAGGGTGGAGTTCATGCGCTCATATTTGAGAGGCCCAAATGATTGGCTGGCGTCGTACATAGAAAAGTCAGTCTCCAGAAACAGGCGGCCGTTGATGCTGACCAAACAGTCATCTCCTGCCACCATGATCGTCACACGTACAACTCCGTCTTGAAACGATGCCTGGCTCAACATGTAATCCATGACATCATCGAGTTCAGTAGCAGTAAGAACACTGCCTAAAATGAATGTGATCTCGAGATTGTCGTAGGATTCATGGGGCCCGTGGTTGACGTGCCAGTGTGCGGCCAAACGCTTGGTTGCGGCATAAATGTATGGACCGCAGGCAATTTGGACTTCTGGAGCCACTTCTGCAATGGCGCGAGGTTTGAGAGACATTTTTCCGCCAGTTGCCGAGGAGTCTTCAGGGAAGGACGCTTTTAGCAAAGCCTCGTTCGTTTTCACAAACAGCTTGACCGTAGAAAGATGATGGTCCTGGGCTGTGAATGGTACAGAAGCGAGACGTGCCATGGCGGATTCAACTCGACGCCATTTTCTTGGTTCTTCCTTGGTGTGCTCTAGCCAGACCGGCCAGACTGATTCCCAATCAAGAATGGGAAAAGCCTCATGAATGACAGGCTTCACACTGCTCCATGCCCGAGCTTGGAACTCGGGGTCCATAGGAGGATTCGGCAAAATGCGAGCTTCAACCACTTTCTGCAAATTGTAATCAGTACGTGCTGGAACGTAAGCAGGCATACTGGTCGGAAGGATCATGAAAACAGGGTTTCGGGTCAGGAGCTCCATAGGTGGAGTGGGCTCAACTGGCCATGCAGTCTTGATTTTGACAACCATGTTTTGGTCTGCTTCCTTTGATGCAAAGTGGGCCTCTTGTCGCGGAACACGGCAGATTGAACTAGAAAACGGGAACATTCCTACCGTGACGCAGTCAACACTTGGACGCATGCCCCAAGGCAAAAGGTAGTGCTGAGTGCGATGAGTCTCCCATTGGTAGCGGGAGGCCCATTCCAAACCTTTAGCAGATGCAATATGGAGGAGAGCAACTGCGAGGTTATAGTAGAAATGGATGGCAACTGCCGGGTAGAGAGGAAGCTGCGCCGTGTAGACGTGCATGACGGCGGCAGGGAGATAGCGAATCAATCCCCGCCAGCCTTCACTCCAGAAGTGGAGTCCTGCTTCGGCAGTCATAAGCCCGATCAAGCCAAAGATGTTGGATTTCACAACCTCTTCCAACGTCAAATAGAACGGGTTTAATGCCACTGTCCATTTCCATAGAGGCACATTAAAGTACTGCTTCTTGAGGGCAAGTCGGATGAACGAGAACAAACTCCCCACTTTGAGTCTTTTGAACTCGTGGAGGAGGTCTCGAATTCCCTGATTGTTGCCTTGAGTGAGTGAGACAGTGCCCACGTGCATGCGGCGTGCAATCGGGAGAGATCCGGCGGCTCGAGCAGCCTTCCATGTTTTATGGCTCGCAACAAAGCGATCCCCTGCCTGCTTGATCCTGGCAATGAGTGTAACGACACTCACGGCAATCTTGGTGCGCTGCGATTTAGACAGCCACCAGAGATAAGGGCCTAAAGCCAGGACCAACACTGCTCCTGCAAACCATCTCGGCCAGTTGCTTACAGTCATTTTGTCCAAATGTGCTAAATTGGTATTGTATTGACTGAACGCGTTGGAGTAGAGAGCCCGAAGTGCTGCATAAGATGCTCCTAATTGGTAAGCACGGTGTGTGAAAGCAAAGAAGGCAGCAGCCTGAACCATGTCTCCGAGCTCAGAAGGATAGAGCTGCATGGCTTGGCGGTATTCGGGGCGGGAGGCAAGTGTCGCTTGCAAGTGGATCACCATTTGGCGGAAAGAGTGCGCGTCACGTTGGCGACCAATGAGAAAGTCCACTGCCACTGCTTGGAGCTTCTTGTCAAATATGCCGATTTGGCGGCCGACTCCTAAGAATCGTGCCAGACGGGGTTGCACATTAACAATAGCTCGCGAAACAAAATTTCCGGGCATGGGGACATCAATCACCTGCCACTCACTAGCCACCGGTTCCTTGTTTAGAGGAGTAATTGGGGCAGCACAGAGGGCAATTGTGGTGAGGACGGTCTGCGAGATAGTCTCAGCAATTGCGACCGTGATATGTCGACCGGAAGGCAGGACCACGACGCCGGGATTTGTCAGTTCGGCGGCGTCGTAGTGTGGACCATATTCTGGAGAAAGGCCATCTGGGCGCGAGCGGACAAGGCCGTCCGCTTGGCGAATCCAGGCTCCTTCCCTCTCATTGGTTCCAAAAGCACCGTGGAACGGATGGCCAACCCACACAATGGTTTGCATGCCAAGTCCGAAAGCTGTGTCCAGTAATTCCAACAGCTGTTCCCTAGTGCCGCAATAGACATCAACCATAAGGCCCACCATTGGCCGTTGAGCCAAGTTCCACAAACTGTCGTTTAGGGGTCCATGCAGAGTGTATTCTGGATACCGATTTCCACGGTTAATATCTGCTGGAACCACAACCGTCTTGTGGATGCGAACCGCAAGCTGCTGCGGGAGTGTTGTGCGTTTGTTGATTCTTTGTGAGATCGAGACGTCACGGTCTGATCCATGAATGGACAACACAACGCGGTTAAAACCAGCTGGAATAAGCGCGCTCAAACGCCCTAGAGCGTGAGCCGTCGCCAATTCCCGAACTGCAGCTTGCGATGCGTGGGGGTTGATGAGAGTCTGTTGCGAACGGTGCAACCGGACGATACCCCTAGATTCGAGGTATTTTGCAGTGGCCTCGTCGGCCTCTGCTACATCCGGAACGTAGTTGCGCGCGGCGTCTGAAAAGCTGACGCCGTTGCGATCCCCCGGGATAGGTCTCTCGGGCCCGAAGGGGGTCGCGCGTGTACCTGGACGGCCGGAGGGGGAAGGATCTCCGGCATCGACGAAATATTCCCAAAATGGACCGGTTGGGGTTGTGACCCAGCGACCAGTTGTGAAGTCGCCCGTTCCAGGAGGGAAACGCGCTGCTCGAGAGTTGGATGGCCGGTTGGAACCTGCGGGGTAGCGTGTTGCTGGCCCGGCTGGACCTGTCGTGGGATGATCACGTTGTGGATGGCCAACGCCTCCCGTGCCGCGATACCCAGCTGTTGGAGCACCGGTGTTGAAGCCGGTACCACTGCGCTCTGGTTCTGCAGGACGGGTGGGTGGCCGAGTTGTTGGAACAACTGAACCATCTTGAACAGGTCGAGCTTGTCGACCTCCATTTTCTCTTGGACGAGCTGTGCGTATCTCGTTCGTTGGGGCGCGGTCATGCGCCCTCCGTCGTTGCCCACCATCCTGCGCCGGAGTCTGTGTCGAATCCGTTCGTGATGCATCACGAAGAGGCGGCCTTGTAGGTAGTGAGCGAGGTATGTAGGCAGGCCTGTGGCCCCTAGACGCTCCGCGATTTGTGCCAGCTCTGTGGTCAGTTGAGCGTTCGGCAGTATCAACGGGTCCGGGGAGGGCAGTGGTATCAGCCGCTGGCGCTTCTTGGGCCACCAATACGGACTGTCTTCCATCACTGTCGCTTCCATCAGGTTGTCTGAGTTGGGTGTTGTCATCTTCCATCGAGGATAGAGAGAACACAATGCGGGTCTTCCGCG